GCACATGGCTGACGATTGGCGCTATGGGCAAATGACAGGCACACAGAAGCACATGGCTCATGTGGCGGAAATACCTAATGTGCTGTATAATGAGCTTGTGCAGAAGTTCGGCAAGCCTGCTGAGAACCCAAAGGCTTGGAAGCAGTGGCTGAACAACAACGAAAACAGAGTGTTTAGAACAGGCGGCGGTCACTTATGAGCATTACAAGCTACGCAGATTTGCAGTCATCAATCGCCAACTTTATGGCGCGGAATGATTTGACCACACAGATACCTGAGTTTATTCAGTTGGCTGAATCACGCATGAGTCGTGAGCTAGAAACACGCGAACAGGAAAAGCGCTCTCAGGCGACATTGACTGCTGGTGACGAGTACATAGCGCTTCCCAATGACTTCCGTGAGGTGCGTGAGGTAAAGATAAACGCATCGCCGACACGGGTGCTAACTTATTACAGCCCCGCCTCGCTGGACAGTATGTACTCCTCAAATGGGCAGGGTATGCCGGAGGGTTACAGCATTGTCGGTTTGGAGATGAAGCTTCGGCCTATTCCTGATTCTGCTTACACCTCTGAGATTATTTATATTGGTTCAATCCCCTCTCTGAGCGCCACAGTAACACCCACGCTGTTTCTGAGAAGCCCCGATTTGTATTTGTACGGCGCACTATCCGAGGGATACGCGTATCTACTGGATGAGGCAAGAGCCGCGCAGTATGATCAGAAATTCACTCGCATCTTAGAAGAGATAAAGGTGGACGAACAGAGAAGCCATTACGGCACAGGTTCTCTGACCATTAAATCAGCCTACTCACAAGCAAACGCACAAGCGGAGAGATAACCATGTCAGCAATGAGCGACTATTTAGAGAATGAAATTCTCGACCACATTTTAGGCACTGGCGCTTACACCATGCCGACAACCGTATATGTTGGGTTAGCGACAGCATCATTTAACGATGACAATTCTGGCACAGAGCTTTCTGGAAACGGATACGCTCGTCAATCAGCGACTTTTAACGCGGCGGCATCTGGCACAGCCGATAACAGCGCGGCAATCGAGTTCTCAGCGGCTACAGCGAGCTGGGGTACTGTTAGCCACTTTGGCATCTTTGACGCTAGCACAAGCGGCAATCTACTTATTCACGGCGCTTTTACCACAGCAAAGGCTATTGGTTCTGGAGATATCTTAAAGATTTCCGCTGGCGATTTAGACATATCAGCAGACTAGGTGTAGGTCATGCCAACAGGTACTCCCAGCCTAGACAACTTTACTAAGAACAATATCGACACGCTGACCCTATCTCTGGACAGCGCAGACTTTCTTACGCAAGTTGACTGGTCTAATCCAACGCTAGAGCAGTTGGATGCTTGGGGTACTATGGATGCTCTGGATAGCTTTGGCAATCTGGAGCAACTTGCCGACCTTGACGTAATACACTTTCTAGGCTCTGCAAGCGTTTCTGTTACAGCCGCAGGTGCGGTTCAGTTCGCTATTGAGATGCCAGCCGCTGTTTCTATTTCCGCTACAGCAACTTCTGGAAACACTCGCATCAGGTCAATGTCCGGCTCTGTCACGGGCGCGGCTAGCTTCTCGGCGGTTATATCTCCTCAGCGGCAGGTTTCGGCTAGCGTAAGCGTATCCGCGACAGCGGTGAGTGGGTCTACATTGATAAGAACAAACGCGGCTTCTGCTAGCGCGTCAATAACGGCTACCTCACTCAGCAATTTTGTTTTTGTGGTAAGCGGCTCTGGCGCAACTGCTATAACGACAACGAGTTCTCCGCATGGTATATTCGCTATGGCAGGCACACAATCCGCAAGTGTCACATCTGGATTAACAGCTAAAATACTTGGCGAGGATTGGATTGATGTGTCGGTAGGAAATGAAATTTGGACAGATGTTACTGTTGGCAGTGAAGTGTGGTCACAGCAATCAGTTAACACAGCAACGTGGGCGCGGATATGATACAGTTCGGTGAATGGCTACCAGACCAGCCAGATTACATGAATACAGGCGTAACTGAGGCCACGAATGTCGTGCCGCAGGCTAGCGGTTATGCGCCGCTAAACGAGTTTGTGTCTTACTCAAATTCAGCAACTGGCACATTAAAAAATGTGTTTGCCGCAAAGGATAATGATGGAAACATCAAGTTGTTTGCTGGCGATGACACAAAACTGTACGAGTTCAACTCCGGCACATCAAACCTAGATGACATCACAAACACTGGCGGGAACTATAGCCTGACATCTTCTGAGCGCTGGCGGTTTGTGCAGTTTGGAGACACTGTTATTGCCGCTGGCGGTACTGGCGAGAACTTGCAGAAGTTTCAGCTAGGCACGGATACTAACTTTGCAGACCTTTCCGGCACCCCGCCAAAGGCAGACTTTTTGGCAGTGGTGCGTGACTTCGTTTGGACTGGCAATATTGATGAGGGTTCAGGCCGTGTTCCGTATCGTGTAAGGTGGTCAGGCTTCAGCAATACAACAAGCTGGACATCTGGAACGGATCAGTCTGACTTTCAGGACATCCCTGACGCTGGCAACATCACTGGCATGGTTGGCGGGGAATACTGCACCATTTTGATGGAACGGGCTATTGTACGGGCTACATACACTGGCTTGCCGCTTGTGTTCCAGTTCGACAAGGTTGAGACAGCTAGAGGCTGTCAGGTATCTGGCTCCGTGTGCAATGTAGGCCACATGGTTTTCTACTTATCAGATGACGGGTTCTATGTCTTTGATGGCTCTCGCTCCAATCCGATTGGCGCTGAGAAGGTGAACCGCTTTTTCTTCGAGGACTTTGACTTTAGCCAAAAGGACAAGATGACCAGCACAGTTGACCCGCAGAGGCAGTTGGCTATCTGGTCTTATGTGTCAAACAATGCTCTGACCACCACCCCTAACAGATTGCTCATATACAATTATGCGCTAAGTAGGTGGTCTATCGCCAATGTGGATGCTGACTTAGTTGCGCCATTCTTTACGTCTGGCTACACGCTGGAGGCTCTGGACAATATCAGCACAAGCGTTGATGCTCTGCCAGCTTCTCTGGATAGTGCGCTGTTCAAGGGTGGTCAGTTCCTGTTTGGCGGCGCTTTGGGCGATAAGATATATGCTTTCACTGGCGACCCGATTGACGCAATTATCACAACCGCTGAGACATCACTGGGGCAGGGAACGCACTCAATAGTTACTAGAGCTTACCCGTACCATGAGGGCGGCACTACCACGATAGAAATCGGCACACGCAACCTGCACAGTAGCGCAGTGACGTTCTCCAGCGCGGTTGCACCTAATGCAGACGGTTTTGCCCCCTTCAGAGAGGAGGGGCGGTATCACCGTGTCAGGATGAATATCAGCGGCACATGGCAAGTTGCTCACGGCATTGATGTAGAGGCTAGGGGGCTAGGGCGCAGATAATGTCTACAGTAAACTTTCGCATCCTAAACCCCGTTCTTGCCACTGTGCGAGAAATTGCAGAGGTTCTTAATAATACAGTTAACGGTAAGCTGAACTGCACGGGCGAGTTTACAATGCCTGCTGGCGGCGGTGATATTACTGTTACTGACCCACGAGCAAGTCAGGAGAGCGTTATATTGCTAGAGCCTCATAGCATCAACTATTATGACCATGACCCTTACATAAAGACAAAAAACAACGGTTCATTTGTTATAGGACAAAAGAATAATGGACACAGCACAACTATCGGTTATGTCATTATCGGCTGATGAATTTGAGAGATGCGCTGACTACATTGTATCGGCGCTAGAGTATGCGGGGCATAGCCATACGTTACAGGATGTGTGGCAGGCTATAACGAATAAGCAAGCGGCATTTTTTCCTTTAGAAAAATCTGCTATAGTGGTTGAAATAGTTGACTACCCCCAAAGAGCCACCTGCCGTATATGGTTAGCAGGCGGTGATATGGAAGAGCTTATAGAGGCTGAGAAGAATATATGCGATTGGGCTAGAGGGCTTGGTTGCGATTCAATGGAGATAATCGGGCGAAAGGGCTGGGAGAGACAGCTTAGAGACTACAAGCCCACAGCAACCGTACTGGTAAAGGATTTGTAAGATGAGTAAAGGCGGCGGTTCACAGAGAACGATTACGCAGACAACAGCGCCAAGCAAGTTTGCACAGCCATTCCTTGAGTATGGTATGCAAGAGGCGAAGGACTTGTACCAGTCTGCACGGCCTCAGTATTACCCAAAAAGCACTGTTGTAGGTTTTAGCCCTGAGACACAGATGGCACTGTCCGGCTACCGTTCAGCCGCCGCCGCTGGCTCACCAATGATACCAGCCGTACAGCAGACTGTTATGCAGAACCTGACAGGGACTAACCCACTTCTTCAGCAGGCTTTACAGCCGACTATACAAGCGGCAATGCAACCAGCCATGAGCGCAGGCAGATACGGCTCAGGATACGCACAGAGAGCCGTGGCTGAAGCTGTAGCGCCTCTGGTGTATCAGGCACAGCAAGCGGCTATTCAGCAGGCTCCAGCGGCGCGTGAGTTTGGCTTTGCTGACTTGCAGACAATGGCTCAGGTTGGTGCGGCTAAGGAGGCTCAGGAACAGGCAGAACTAGCGGCAGATATCGAGCGCTTTCAGTTCCAAGAGGCACGTCCCGCACAGAAGCTGGCTGATTATATGACTATGGTTCAGGGCGGTTCTGGTGCATTGGGCGGCAGAAGCATTACCCCGCAGTTCCGTCAGCCTGCCGCTGGTTTCTTCGGCGGTGCATTAAGTGGCGCACAGATGGGTGCTGGTATTTCCGGCTTAGGTGCTATGGGCGGCGGTATGCTTGGCGGCATGGCTGGTTTATTGGGAGCTTAATATGATTAACAAGTTCGGCATGAGAAATCCTATGCAGTACGGGCTTACCCAGCGACCATCTGCTACGCAGTTTTTGCAAGCGGCAGATCAGCCAGCAACAGGCGGTGCTGTAGACCCCTTACGGCTAATGCAGTTGCGTCAGTCAGTTGTCGAACAGCAGATGCGCCCACAGCGCACAGCGGCAGAGCAGATGATGGCTATGCCTACCCGCATGAAGCAAACACCAGCAGTAAGGCCACCGTCATTGGGTGATCGTATCTCCGGCATGATGCCTGCGGCTGGTACGCCACAGGCCGCTGGTCTAGGTGCGGCAGGCGCAAAGATGCTACAGCTATCAGGGTACAGCGACAGACCAATCGCTATGAGCCAGATACTAGGTGAAGCGGCTCAGGCGTACACCACAGCTAAGAAAGAAACAGCGGCAGAGCAACGTCAAGCAGAGGCTGAAAAAGCCGCCGCTGAAAGGCAGGCTAGGCTAGACACTCAAGCAACAGAAATGCACAAGGCAAAGCTTGCTGAAATGGGAGCTAAAAAAGCTCCGAAGCTTGAGACTTTGTATGACTCAGAAACAGGTCTTGAATACAAAGCTTTTTACAAGCCTGACAGCCCAGATGCTGACGAGTTTGGATATGTTCGAGCAGGCGGCACAAAGGCGGCAAAGCCAGTTAAAAGAGATATAAAGACTGTGGCTGGCGTTGGGCTTGTTGATGTAACAGACCCTGACAGCCCTAAAATAATTATGGAAGCGGGTAAGACAGAAAAAAGGGATCTGAGAACTGTAGCTGGTGTGGGTGTTGTCGATTTCAGTGACCCCGACAATCCTAAGGTTCTCTATGAATCACAGCCTAGCGAAACAAGACGCTACCAAAATATTGGGGCTTATATGCTGAATGGCAAATACTTGGGCGAGGGTACATTCGACACAAAAACAAACAAAAGATTCATTAAAAATGAAGAGGGCGAGGAAGTGCCTATTCCGTCCGAAGCGATACCAGTTACAGAAAGCCTATTTGGCAAAGGCATTTTAGGCGCTCAACAAATGCAGGCCACGGATGCTGAATTGGTTGACCTTAGAAACGGATTAAAAAGATACACTAGCTATTTAGAAAACGTGAAGGACACCGAAACTGGTTATAAGCGGTTGGGTGATCAGCTTTCCACTTATGTTAAGAATTTTATGTCAACGAACAGTAAAAGGTTTGACCTTTCCGAAAGCGAGTTTGCGTTAGCCGTTGCTCAAGGTCAGTTTCAGGGCTTGTTAGGTGGCGCTCGTATCGACACCGTTGGCGGCGGTGTTATGACCGAACAGGATGCGCTTAGGGTTATTGAGAATCTAGGTGGAAATCTTACTTCCCTGCAAAACCCAGAGGTTGTTGCTGATCAGATAGGCCGTATGTTTGCTAACAAATACAATGCTTATGAGCAAAAAAGATCCACCTTTAATCGGCAGGTTGATTCTTTCTACAAGGGAATGGGTTACGAAAGTCTTGGTGAACTTGATTTCAACAAAGACGTTATACCTTCTAAGTACCTAAAGGAAATGGGCTTTGAAGTTCCTGAAACGCGGTCTGGTGTGCCTGAAGGTGTGTCTCCAGATGTATGGGCTGAAATGACAGACGCAGAAAAGGCGCTTTGGAATGAATAAAGAGCAGAAAAAAGCATTAGCCATAGCCGAGGCTCGTTTAAGAGCAAAGCAAAAAGAGGCCGCGCAACAGCCTGCCGCAGATCCACAGCCTGCCAGAAACATCATGGATGATATGGCCTTGTTCGCCACCAATCCTTTGTTGGCGGGTCAGCGCATGATGGAAATGCGCGGTATGTCTGAAGCTGAGAAAGAACAGCAGAGAGCCTCTGAGAGAGGTCTGCGCCGTGAGATGGTTGAGGGCGCACTGCTTGGCGGTTTGGGTGAACTACAAGCAACGGGCGCAGGCATTAAAGGCGCTGTGACAGGCGAAGGATTTACACCCGCCTTTCAGCGTAGCCTAACCGCATCAGAAGCAGAGGCGAGTAAGTTTAGAGAGCAGTTTCCTGTTGCTTCCACTGCGGCTCAAGTTGCTGGCAGTTTGCCTACTGGTGTAGCTGGAGCAAGCAGAATTGCGGCAAGTAAGATTGGGCAGGCTATGCCGAGACTAGCGCAGACAATAGGTGCTGGTATAACTAGCGGCCTTGCGGGTGGTCTAGCAACCGAAGGTGGGCTAGAAGAACGCGGCACAGGCGCGGCTATAAGCGGCCTTCTTGGCACTGGTTTAGGTGCGGCTGGACAGTTCTTGCCTAGAGTTACTGAAGAGGCAAAAGGCTTGCTGGCAAGAAACATTCCTTTGACATTAGGACAGGCGTTTGGTGGCACTGTAAAGCAAGCTGAAGAGATTGCTACTAGAGCGCCCGTCATTGGTCAGATTATCAGAGGCGCGGAAAGAAGAGCCGCAGTTGGCTTTGACAGGGTGGCTGTGGAGGACGCGCTATCTTCCATTGGGTTTAAAGCACCAAAAACAGCCTCTGGTACAGACCTTATAAAAGCCGCTGACGATGCTATAAATGCGGCTTACAAGAAAGCCATACCAGATTCGGGGCTTCCAAATGCCCAGCCCGTTTTCAAGCAGTTTGATGAAATAGCACAGGGCGCATCAGATTTGCCAAAGGCTCAGTTTGACCAGCTTAGAGCCAAGTTCAAAAAAGCTTTAGACCCTTCTTTGTTTAAAGATGATCTGTCTATGGATGGTGATGCGACACACAAAGCCATGAAGTTTCTTGGAAGAGAAGCTAGCCGATTTATGAAAACAGGCGACCCAGACAAGCAAGATATGGCTAAAGCTATGTATGAAGCGCAAGCCGCATTGAGAAATGAGCTTGTTCGTCAAAACCCAGAAGCTAAAGATTTGCTCAAGGTTGGGCAAGCCTTCAAGCAGTTTCAGCCGATTGTAAAGGCTTCTGTGTCTGCCCCATCAAAGGGCGGTGAGTTTACACCAGCACAACTGCTGGCAAAGCAGAAAGTGGCTGGTGGCAAAGCTTTTGCTAGAGGCGAAATGCCTACACAGCGTTTGGCTCAAACAGCGCAAGACGTTATGGCAAGGGAAATACCAGATTCAGGAACGCCTCTAGGGGCGGCTGGCCTGCTAATGGCGAGAAACCCAGCGTTACTCGTACCGACTATGGTGGGCGCAACTGGTGCTGGTGCTATTTATGGCACTCGTGCTGGCACTGCTTTAGGCAGAGGGCTGATTGGCGCTCCAGCTAGACGCGCTGGCGAATTAGCGTTACTGCCTATGGCTTCTGGGCAAGTTGGCAGTCTATTAGCGCAGTGATCAGAAATATGTTATAAATAACGCAATGCGTTAGGAGCAAGAAATGGCAAAGAACTCCATCACGGACTACGACAACATATCGGGCAATAACACCGATGTGCAGTCAGTGGATATATCAGAGGGCTGTAGCCCCAGCGGCATTAACAATGCTATCCGCGAGGTTATGGCTGACCTAGCCGATGTAAATGACGGCACAGTGGCGCTCACAAGCCCGCAGGCGGCTAATATGACTGTCACTGGCACTGTTACCACTGACACTATCGCTGAGAACACCAGCGCGGCTGGGGTGACTATTGACGGCGTACTGCTAAAGGATGGCGGAGTTGGCTCTGCCACTGCGGCGATTGCGGCCTACCTTTCCAGCATTAACGGCGGTCAGATTGGCGGAAACAGGAATCTTATCATCAATGGTGCAATGCAGGTTGCCCAGAGGGGGGCGCAAACAGGCATTACTTCTGCGTACACAGCTTGCGATAGGTGGCAGTTTGTTCGCTCTGGTGCAACCATAGTTGATGCGTCACAAAGCACAGACGTTCCCTCTGGTGAGGGATTTTCTAAATCATTAAAAATAGATGTTACAACTGCTGATTCATCTGTTGCGGCTGGTGATTTTGCTCATGTTAGAACTAGGTTTGAAGGTCAGGATTTACAACAGCTAAGAAAAGGAACAAATTCAGCAAAGTCTTTAACTCTTAGCTTCTGGGTAAAGTCAGCAAAGACTGGAACACATATTGTTGAGTTGTATGACCTAGATAACACTCGTCAAGTTTCTAAATCTTACTCTATTGCCTCTGCTAACACTTGGCAGAATGTAACTTTGCAATTTCCAGCAGACACATCTGGCGCATTTGATGACGATAATGCGGCTTCTTTGCAAGTTGCTTGGTGGCTTCTTGCTGGTTCTGATTTTAGTAGCGGCACATTAAACACATCTTGGGCATCTTCAACTGATGCAAATCGCATTGTTGGTCAAGTTAATGTTATGGATGATGCGGCAAATAATTTTTACCTGACAGGCATCCAGCTTGAGGTAGGCGAACAGGCCACACCATTTGAGCATCGGTCTTATGGGGATGAGTTGCTTAGGTGTCAGAGGTATTATCGGGCATTTAATGAAAGTTTTATAACCAGAAGTGACGGCACTTTTGTTGCTGGGCATGAAATAAATATGAGGACAACGCCATCAATAACAAGTCTAGGTGATACTTTTTCAACTACCTTTGGGGTTAATTCTCAGCTTGGAAATACAGGAAGCTACCCAGTATACGGATATGGAACTGGAACTGGAAATTCTTCTGGGAATATGAACGCAACGCTGGATGCGGAGTTATAAAATGGAAATGAATATTACTAGCGCACAATATATAAATGACCTTGATGGCAATCAGTCCAGTATTAAAGCCACCATTGACGGCACAGAGATGTTCGTTCCCCTTGACCCAGCCAACCGCCACTACGCAGAAATCTTGCGTCAGGTAGATGCTGGCACATTAACAATCGCGGAGGCCGACTGATGGCTAAAGATAAGCTCAATGACTACAGCGCCACCAACGCATCCAACACGGATGTCGGTGGGGTAAACGTAGATGAGGGTATGCTACCCAGCGCGGTGAATAACGCACTGCGGGAGCTGATGACCCATCTGAAGGAATTTTCTGACGGCACTAACGGCATTGACGTTCTGTCGCTGGCTGATGATGACGCAAGCCACTCTATCAAGATACAAGCGCCTTCAGCGGTAACAACCACAACCACCTTTACCCTGCCGGATGGCGATGGTACGGCAGACCAAGTGATTAAAACCAACGGTTCTGGTACACTGGCATGGACAAGCCTTTCCGGCGGTGCTGGCTACTTTCAGGGCGAGAACGGCGCGACAGGCGATACCACTAACGGCAAGGGCGATATCTTTCGGGTGCATGAGCAACAGCTAGATACAAACACCACCATTGCGGCTGGTGATAACGCTGGGGCTTTCTTTAGCCTGACAGTGGCAACAGGGGTTACGTTAACTGTTAACGGAAACTTGGTGATAGCATGAGTACATTAAAAGCAGATACAATCGTAGCAACAGACGGCTCTAGCCCTGTAACGCTGACGAAGCAAGAGGCTGTAAAAAGTCATTATGGTTATAATATTGAAAGCGGCACAGTATTTGGTGTTTCTTCTGGTTCTGGAAGCAACCAGTCTCTAAATATTTCTAGTTACACAGACAGTGGAACGGGAAGGCTAGACGTTTACCTAAGTAATGCACATTCAAATACCCAATATAATTACGTTTCTGGTATGCGTTCAGGTAATAATACTAACACAACAGACCCTGATATAAGCACATCATCTAGAATAAGAAATGTCATAAAAGATGGAGACAGTAACAGTGACCAAGATTATTATAGTTTCTGTTGTACTGTAGGAGACTTAGCATGAGTGAAATTATTACAGACAAACTCACAGGCAAGACTTCTGCTGGCGATGTGACTATTACTTCTGGTGCTTCTACTATGAAGTTGCAAAAAGGCATCTGCACTGGCTGGACTAACTACGATGCGTATGGCTCAAGTCAAAAAGGCAGCTTTAATCAATCATCTTTGACAGATAATGGTAATGGTGATTTCACTATGACTTTTACCAATAACTCATCTTCTGTAGATGACAGATTAGTATTAAGTCTACCGTTAAACAGTAGAAACGGTGCAGAGTCCGCTGATAATCGAAGAGGCGGCAATGACACTAGCCAGCACCACTCAAACAATGCCACAAGCACTATTCGTATGAGATATTTTTATGGTGCAAGGTCAGATAGTAACGGAGACAATTATGACCTAGATGGTCATTACTTTGGTAAGATAGCGGAGTTAGCATAATGGCTGGCAAGATTATAGCAGATACAATCGAGACAGGTGCTGGTGCTGATATATCCACCAGCTATGTTGTTAATGGTAGTGCGAAGGCTTGGATGCAGTACAAAGGAACATCTACAAATGCTGTAAATGACAGCCAAAATACAAGCTCTGCTGTAGATAATGGTACTGGTGACTACACCCAAAATTTTTCTAGCGCACTTGGCAACGGTTTTTATTCCTCTACTAATATGGTAGCGCAAGGAAATAACGATTCTGCTGGTAGCGGAAACGTAGACTGGATGATTTACTATTCACAAACAACTACCGCTTTACGAGTTACCTCTGGAAATGGCTCTAGTAGTTCCGCAGATATGTTCTATGTAGCACTAACAATTCACGGAGAACTTGCTTAATGGACACACCATCATTCAAAGGCACACATCTCTGGGATAGACTGTGCTGGGCTAAAGATAACTTAGAAGGCTATCAGTCTGACTACCGTGTTGTCTATGAGGACAGCATTGATGAGTGCGCTAAGATACTTGTGCCTGACCCAAACTGGATGGCTTGTGCTTTGCAGGGCGGTATCCTGCCGCCTGTGTGGGTGTATCACGAACTGGCTAAAGACGAAGCCCAGCCAGACTTTAAGAAGCACACAAGGGGCTACCTTCTGCATGAGACTGAGCCAGTGCCAGCCATGACAGAAGAAGAAGCTATTGAATACCTAATCATGAAGGATGTTCCGCAGTCTGTATGGCAGACTTGGGATGAGGGCAACCGCAAGACTTTGCTTATCTGCAAGAAAGAGCAGTTACCGCAAACCCGCGTTTGGCGCAATGCTTGGCGCATCAATCAAGACTTAGCCGCATAGGAGATACTAATGGCTGTAACAACATATATCGTGGATAAGGACGGTAATCAGATTGATGCTTCAACTGCTACCGTTCCAGCAAACAGAGACTTTCGTGGTGCTTGGTCACTGTCAGGTTCAATAATTTCTGAGGACATGGCTAAAGCAAAGGAAATCTTCAAAGACAAAATTCGTGAAGTTCGCGCCCCATTGCTAGAAGCAAAAGACGTTGAACTGATGAAGGCTCTGGAAGCTGGCACTAGCACAACTGCTATTGCTACTGCCAAAGATGCTCTGCGTGACGCACCAGCCGCATCTGCCATTGATGCCGCTACCGACATTGCTGGCTTGAAGGCCGCTTGGGACACAAGCGTTCTTGGTGATAGCCCTTACGCATAAGGAGTTATCATGGACGGAGATGCAATGATGTTCTGGAACATCGTTCTGACACTGGTTGTTGCTCCAGCACTTTGGGCGTTCAAGCAGTTGTATGGCGAGGTCAAACGAATCCAGATACTGCTCAATCAGACCCGCGAGACTTATGCGCGGCGGGATGATGTGCGTGAGGATATGGGGCAGGTAATGCAACACCTC